TACCATCTGTTCCGCTAGTACCTGAAGTACCATCTGTTCCACTTGTTCCTGTAGTTCCACTAGTTCCTGAAGTTCCATCCGTACCACTTGTTCCTGAAGTTCCATCCGTACCACTTGTTCCACTTGTACCTGTTGTTCCTGATGTACCACTTGTCCCTGAAGTACCATTAACACCACTTAGTCCTGAAGTTCCACTTGTACCTGAAGTACCATCCGTACCACTTGTACCGCTAGTCCCATCTGTTCCACTTGTTCCCGAAGTTCCATCTATTCCACTTGTACCTGAAGTTCCATCAATACCTGAAGTACCACTAGTTCCGTCTGTACCACTAGTACCTGAAGTACCATCTGTTCCACTTGTTCCTGATGTACCATCTGTTCCGCTTGTTCCACTTGTACCATCTATACCGCTTGTACCTGAAGTACCATCCGTTCCACTTGTTCCCGAAGTTCCATCTATTCCGCTAGTTCCTGAAGTTCCGTCTGTTCCGCTTGTTCCTGAACTTCCGTCTATTCCGCTAGTTCCTGAAGTTCCGTCTGTTCCACTAGTACCTGAAGTACCATCTGTACCTGATGTCCCTGATGTTCCATCTGTTCCGCTAGTTCCCGAAGTTCCGTCCGTACCTGAAGTCCCATCTGTTCCCGAAGTACCTGATGTACCGTCTGTTCCGCTTGTTCCTGAAGTTCCGTCTGTTCCGCTAGTCCCTGAAGTCCCATCAATACCGCTTGTACCTGAAGTACCATCTGTTCCGCTAGTACCTGAAGTACCGTCTATTCCACTAGTTCCTGAAGTACCATCCGTACCGCTTGTCCCTGAAGTTCCGTCTATTCCGCTAGTTCCTGAAGTACCATCGGTACCGCTTGTCCCTGAAGTACCATCTGTTCCACTAGTTCCTGAAGTACCGTCAGTACCGCTAGTTCCTGATGTACCATCTGTTCCACTTGTACCGCTAGTCCCATCTGTACCACTTGTTCCTGATGTACCATCTGTTCCACTAGTTCCTGAAGTACCATCCGTACCGCTTGTACCTGAAGTTCCATCCGTACCACTTGTTCCGCTAGTCCCATCTGTTCCACTCGTACCTGATGTACCATTCGTACCACTCGTACCTGAAGTCCCATCTGTTCCACTTGTTCCTGATGTACCATCTGTTCCGCTTGTTCCTGATGTACCGTCTATTCCACTAGTACCTGAAGTACCGTCAGTACCACTAGTACCTGAAGTTCCATCTGTACCGCTTGTCCCTGAAGTACCGCTTGTCCCTGAAGTACCATCCGTACCGCTAGTACCTGAAGTACCGTCTGTTCCACTCGTACCTGAAGTACCGTCTATTCCACTAGTACCTGAAGTACCATCCGTTCCACTTGTTCCCGAAGTTCCATCCGTACCGCTAGTCCCTGAAGTTCCATCCGTACCGCTAGTCCCTGAAGTTCCATCAATACCTGATGTACCACTTGTACCGCTAGTACCATCTGTTCCACTTGTTCCTGATGTACCATCCGTACCGCTTGTCCCTGAAGTTCCATCAGTACCGCTAGTTCCTGATGTGCCATCCGTACCTGAAGTACCTGATGTTCCATCTGTTCCCGAAGTACCATCTGTTCCCGAAGTACCTGATGTACCGTCTGTTCCGCTTGTTCCTGAAGTTCCGTCTGTTCCGCTAGTCCCTGAAGTCCCATCAATACCTGATGTACCACTAGTACCTGAAGTACCATCTATTCCGCTTGTCCCTGAAGTTCCATCAGTACCGCTAGTTCCTGATGTACCATCCGTACCGCTTGTCCCTGAAGTTCCGTCCGTACCGCTTGTCCCTGAAGTTCCGTCCGTACCGCTAGTTCCCGAAGTTCCGTCTGTACCACTTGTTCCTGATGTACCATCTGTTCCACTAGTACCTGAAGTTCCGTCCGTACCGCTAGTTCCGTCCGTACCGCTAGTACCTGATGTACCATCCGTACCACTAGTACCTGAAGTACCATCTGTACCGCTTGTTCCTGAAGTACCATCCGTACCGCTAGTCCCTGAAGTACCATCCGTTCCCGAAGTTCCATCTATTCCGCTTGTTCCTGATGTACCTGAAGTACCATCTATTCCACTTGTCCCTGAAGTTCCATCTGTACCTGAAGTACCTGATGTACCATCTGTACCGCTTGTTCCTGAAGTACCGTCTGTTCCTGAAGTTCCGTCCGTACCGCTAGTACCTGATGTACCATCCGTACCACTAGTACCTGAAGTACCATCTGTACCGCTTGTTCCTGAAGTACCATCCGTACCTGAAGTACCACTAGTTCCGTCTGTACCTGAAGTACCATCAATACCACTTGTACCTGATGTTCCATCTGTTCCTGAAGTACCACTAGTACCATCCGTACCGCTAGTCCCTGAAGTACCATCTGTACCGCTTGTACCTGAAGTTCCATCAGTACCTGATGTCCCTGAAGTACCATCCGTACCACTAGTCCCTGAAGTACCATCAATTCCACTTGTACCACTAGTACCTGTTGTTCCACTTGTACCTGAAGTACCATTAACACCACTAAGACCTGAAGTACCACTAGTACCTGAAGTACCATCTGTACCTGATGTCCCTGTTGTTCCACTAGTCCCTGAAGTTCCATTCGTACCACTAGTACCTGATGTTCCGTCAATACCCGAAGTCCCTGATGTTCCATCCGTACCACTTGTTCCTGAAGTACCATCTATACCACTAGTACCTGAAGTACCATCTGTTCCTGAAGTTCCGCTAGTTCCTGAAGTTCCATCTGTACCACTTGTACCTGATGTTCCATCCGTACCACTAGTACCTGAAGTTCCATCTATACCACTTGTTCCTGAAGTACCATCCGTTCCTGAAGTTCCGCTAGTTCCTGAAGTTCCATCCGTACCACTTGTCCCCGATGTACCATCAATACCGCTAGTTCCCGATGTACCATCAATACCACTTGTACCTGATGTTCCGTCAATACCCGAAGTACCTGATGTTCCGTCAATACCCGAAGTCCCTGATGTTCCGTCAATACCTGAAGTCCCCGATGTCCCATCAATACCGCTAGTTCCCGATGTCCCATCAATACCCGAAGTCCCTGATGTTCCGTCAATACCTGAAGTCCCTGATGTTCCGTCAATACCACTAGTACCTGATGTTCCGTCAATACCACTAGTACCTGATGTTCCGTCAATACCCGAAGTCCCTGATGTTCCGTCAATACCTGAAGTCCCCGATGTCCCATCAATACCGCTAGTACCTGATGTTCCATCAATACCACTAGTTCCTGATGTTCCGGTAGTCCCTGAAGTACCTGATGTTCCTGAAGTTCCACTTGTACCTGAGGTACCGTCAATCCCTGATGTCCCTGAAGTCCCACTAGTTCCTGAGGTCCCACTTGTTCCACTAGTCCCTGAAGTACCACTTGTCCCTGTTGTTCCACTAGTCCCTGAAGTACCACTTGTTCCCGATGTTCCATTAACACCCGAAGTTCCACTTGTACCTGAAGTCCCGCTTGTTCCTGCAGAAGTAGTAACGGTAATATTACCGTTGCCATTATTAGTTACAGTAGCGTTAACAAATGTAATACCTGAAACAGGAAACACTGTAGTAACACCATCACCAACCGAAAGGGCTGACCCTGTACCTGATGTGAATCCTGAAATTTCTACTTCACTTCCATCACTATTATTAAGTGTTAACGTTTCAGTACCACTATTATATGTTCCACCGGTTATTGTTCCTGTAAATCCTGTTATTGTTACAGTACCTCCGGTGTTATTGAATAAATCTAAAGTTGTTGTCGCAGAATAATATGTTCCACCTGTAATTTGAATGTCAGTGGAGCTAACTATTCTCCATTTGGCATCATCTCTTGTAACACCATCAATACCCTCAATTGTTGAACCGGTCCAAGCGCTAATAAAATCCCTACCCGCTTGAGACCTAGCGTTTACTGTTGTAAATGTTGATTGTTGTGTTATTGCTGAACTACCTGTTAAACCTGTAAGATTACCCCATAAGACATCGTAATCAGGTATGTAGTATTGATAAACAGTATCCGTTTCATAAACATAAACTTGCATTCCAAGTTTTCTTCTTCCTGATGAAATATTATCAGAATTAAGTGTTAAGATAGTCCATTGTAATCCCGAATTTGGTTGTACCGAAATCTGTATTGGAACAGTATTAGCTGAAAGTGTTTGAGAGCCAGTACCACTAAAAGTCAATTTTAAATTATCTGTGTAATACACCTCTTGATAACCCCCAACTTGTGAAACTGAAAAATTAGTCCCTTGTGGATTAGTTAAAGTAACACCTTCAGGTGAATTTAGAAGACTTAATGATGTAGGATTTTTATATGGAAACGCCATTTTATGTTTGTTTGATTTTATTATTATTTATTAACTTTTAGTGTCACCTCTAAAATATAGTGAACCTGATAACGGTGTTAGTATTGGTAATATAAATTGTGGACTTACCCATAATACTCGATAAGTCCCAGCAGGTATTGCAGCTCCGGATGTAACGTTCACATTAAGTGCCGTAGTACCAACAATGGTCCCAATATTACTATAAATTTCATCACCACCAAGATTAGTTCCAACATCAATTGTCATGTCAGTTAGAGAACCATTAACACCGTTTAATGGTATCCAAATAGTGTAAAAATACTCTTCAGATGGTGTAACCATCGATGAATTAACCTCTATTGAACCAAATGTATAAATACTTTGACTAAGACCATTTATCATTTGTCCATTAACTTGAGCTATTGGAGCCTTTAAGTCGTCAGGTTTAACAAAATTACCTGTACCATTAATAAATGATGGTTGATGAGCGTAAACATCTAAATCATTACTGTAACTTCCTGAGTTATCATTAGGGACTGTCGCAGAATAATAAGAATACCAATCAATTGCTCCTCCTGTTGTCGCAAAATTAAGTAAATCAGTATCATCTGTTGAGTCTTGAGGTTCAGCAAAGATATAAGCATAGAACGCCGCCATAGTAGGCGTCGGTGTAGGAGTTGGAGTTCCCGTATTTGTAGGTGTATTAGTTGGAGTATTAGTTGGAGTTTCCGTATTTGTTGGCGTTTGAGTTGGAGTTTCCGTATTTGTTGGTGTTGGGGTAGGTGTTAATCCTGACGTACCTGTTTGAGTAGGGGTTGGAGTATTAGTAGGTGTATTAGTAGGTGTCTCAGTATTTGTCGGAGTTTGTGTTGGTGTTGGCGTATTAGTTGGTGTATTAGTTGGCGTTGGTGTTATACAGTCAACATTCACAACAACCCCATCTAAAAAATTATTTCGAGTTACTGCAGAGTAGTAAATAAAATCATCTAAATAAATGTTAAATGGTCCTAATGATGTTGAATTTGAAGTGAGACTAATAATGTATTGAGTACACGCTGTTACCGTTAATTGTTGTTCAATTTCGGAAACACATCCAGGCGCATTATTAGTAACAAGAATAGAATATATTGACATTCGATGTTTTTATTAAATAAATACCACGACTATCCTATTTCAGTAATATTAAAATAAAAAATGAGTTGTTTATTCTTTAAGAAATAAACTATGCTTCAGTAATATTGATATTAACGGTACAAGATACCAATTCAATAGTAATGTTAAATGTACAACCAAACGTACAATCAAGTATTTTAAAAATCTCACAATCATTATCATCCACTAACAATAACATAATTTCCGGAGCGGTATTAAATATTGTTGGTATTACAGTATTATAATAAACTGTTGGTGGTACAGGACCAGAGTTAATTGTCCCTAATAAATAACGATTATTACCATATACATCCGCAATGTATACACTAATTGGATATGTTCCTCCTGAAATATCTGTAATAGTAATTTGTGTCATGTTATGTTAAGCACATTATATCATACTCTATAATCAAATCAATAATAATTTCTTGACCATTTAAAGTATCATCACCTCTTGTTGTCTCAATCGTAATTTGATTTGTTAAAGCGTTTATGGTAACATTCGCAATTCCCGGAACCGTCAATAATAACTGTTTAATGGTATCATAATATTCATTATCCGTTGGCCCGACATTTAACGAAGTAGTTGTAAAAAATAGTTCACTAGTTGTTAAATCAAGCGGTGTTACCGACACTTTTGCAGTGAATGTCGCACTTACTAAATCACACCCTTCATTATCCAATGTTAAATCATAAAAACCTTCATTCAACATTTGTAATAAACCAAACTTAGTTGGCGATTCAATATTGAAAACTTCCTCACCCATAACATAAGTTTGATATGATGTTAAACTAGCAAAACAACTAATTGAGGCACTTCTAACTAATGAACACCCACCACTATCTACAATAGTTAAACTATAAGTTCCACCCGTTAAACCTGATACTTGAATTTGTTGAGGATTGTTTGGCACATTATCAGACCAATAGAAAGTAAATGGAGGCAGACCTGAATTTATAAACGCAGTTATTTTACCACTATTACCCGTGCCACAAGAAATACTATACAGTGAATAATCCAATCTTTCACTTCCGGTAACTAATACACTAGAAGATTGAACACATCCGGCCCCATCAGTCACTGTAACCGTGTGTGTTCCGGCAGAAATATTATTAAAGGTTACCGCAGTTAAATTTGTATTTAAGATATCATATATCCCATTATCAATAGAATAATTAAGTGGAAATGTAATTCCTGAACTAACCGTAACACCTATGAAACCATTCACTTGATTACAAGAAGTACCTGTAACTGATGTTGATATAGTATACTGATTATCAGTCATAATATAAACCTCCTCAATATAAGAACATCCTGAACTATCACTAACCCCTATCGAATAAGTTCCTTCAGATAAATTCTCAAATAATTGAGCGGTTTGGTTATTACTAATATTGTTAGTGTCACCCCCAGGAGAAATTAAAGTATATGTATATGGTGTTTCTCCACCAATAACTGAAATTAAAATTTTACCATCAACACTTGAACAAGTTGAATTAGTTGTTTGAACAGACACCGAATTAATACCGTTTGGTGGAATCAATGATGTTTCAACATTTAAAGTACAAAGTCCTGCGTCTGTAACTAAAAACCCGTAAGTCCCTGAATACAACCCCGAAATTGTAAAAGTTTTTGAATATGAAACTTCAACCACCCCTGTTGAAGCAGAATAATAATATGGGGCAGTACCACCGGTAATTGTTAAACTAACCGAACCGTCAGAATTAAAACAAGTTGGTGATACAACAGTGAAAATACCAAACCCTATTGGGTCAACATCAGTCACTGTTTCGTTTTTACCTAAATTACACCCATAACCATCAGTAACTATAACTGAATATTGACCTGAAGTTAAACCTGTTATGGTAGAACCTGTTTGTCCGTTATTCCATAAATAACTAAACGGAGGTTGTCCTGTTATACCTGTTACACTAATTTTACCAATTGGGGTCCCTCCACAAGACGAATTTGGAACCATGTATAAACCATAATTTAGTACTTCCGATTCTTCAACTATAAAACTTTCACTTCTTCCAGTACAACCTCCAAGGTCTAAAACCGTCATATAGTAAGTCCCAGCACTTAAGTTGTCAAAGACAACATTATTAAGATTTGTTGATGCGGATTGAACATAAACATTATTATTTTGATATAAATAATAATTTGTTGAAGAGTATTGTGTCGTTGAAGTACCTGTAACAGACCCATTATTAAGTGAGCAAGTTGTATTATTAACATTTGTTATACTACAACATACCCCATTCGAAACAGGGATATTAATATATATAACTTGATTAGTTGGTAATGAACTATCAGTTACTTCAATACTATATGTCCCTCCGACTAAATTAGTTTTAGTTATCGAAGATAATATTATGTTTGTTGGAAATGATGGCTCAATCCATTGAACAGTATAAGGCGACGTACCATTAGACATCGTTAAATCAATCACCCCATTTGAGGTATTAAAACAATCTCCCGTTACATTTATATTATAATTAAGAGCCATTAGTTAGTATTACAATTTATATTTATTTGTATTCCCACATTTAAAGTTAACAATTCATCAATATTTCTTTCCGTACAAGTTAAACTTTCTATTTTTAATATATTTCCATCAATTTCGTATGTAAACCCATAATCGTATAATAATGATAGATTATCGAATAATGCAATCCTCCACATTTGTAGTGTTGGTACATCTGTATATCCATAACCTACATAAAATGGTTCTTTAATTAATAATTCACCACCAATTCTTAAATCAACATACCATTGAGTCTCCACAGAATTTTGTACACAATCATTTAATGTTAAACCATTTTGAGATAACATATTATCAATTCGATTTGCCAAAATACTATTAAAATTACCAACATTAGGGTCCCCATTTAACCATGGATATACAAAAAATTCAGTTGATTCGGTTGCACAATTATAATCGAAGATATTACTAATTATAAAACAAGGATTAACAGGAACCGGAACGAATTGACATCCTCTTTGTCTTCTATAAACAAATTTTTGTTTATGTAAAACTGAGTTCTCCAATTTAACACCGGTATTCCAAATTGTTGTGGCAGGAAACATTTGTTCCACCAATTTCATCCAATAAGGACCAATACCTGTAACATAATCAATAAGTTTTTGATAAGTATATTTGCTATTTGGTAATCCAACTGTCGCCTCAGATTCAATGTATTTCCACCATATAGATTGTAATGTTGGATATCCTCCTGTTTTACCATCACTAATGTATTGTCGATTTCTAACATTAATCATATTCTCCCAAAACGTTTGTGAGAATTCAAAGAATGTTTTCTTTTTAGGTTCAGGATTAATATAAGTCCAATCCACACCTCCCGGAACAGGATAACCAACAGTTAATCCGGATTCAGGTATTGGGTAATCATAACTAACCGATTGTCTCCAAACATCATAAACAAGACCTTGGGAAGGATTTAAAAATAAATCTACATTTTTAACATTTAATACTAGTTTTTCATCGTCAACATAATAATAGGCATTATAATCACCCTCAGTCGATACTCTAATTTTATTATCTTCTTCTAACCAAGACTTTTTATTATCAACAACTTTTTTTAACTTAAACCCTTCAGTCATGTAAGGGAATTGTCTAAATCTATCTAAATACGGTTGTCCATAAGTAAATGGACTTAAACTAGTTTGGATATTATAGTTTTGACCGGTATAAACATCACCGGTAATAATCACTTCATCCGGACTTCTATGTTGTGGGGTTGATTCATACCATCCTGAACCAACTTGGAAAAAATAACTTTCGGTATTAACAGGAGCTTTTGGAAAACCTAAACTATCAATAGGGTATTCATCTAACCTTATCGATACATCTTCATATGTTGCGATTGATGTATAAGCAGAATAAACATTACCTCTAATTTTATATGTTTCACCAGGCAAATAAGCCGGAGTATTATCAACATAAGTCCCTCCTGATATTGTAGCCCATTGCGTATAGAATTGGTCTAAATTAATCTTTTGGTCGGCTAAATAGATATGTTCATTATATTCAACTAATGAATCCGGAGCCCCAATTAACCTCATTAAAAATTCAACTGACCTTCTTGTTCCTTTTGATTTAAATAAGTAAGAGGCATTAATAATTAAATTACGATAATATGCGTAATTAATTTCAGTAGGTGTTAAAGCTCTTGTGTAACCAGGATAAGTTGGTGTTGAAGTATTTCCAAATATCGATTCTAAAAAATCTTCATCCGTAATTGGTGAGAAATTTGATGACCACCCTAATGTTTGAGCAAGATTAACAAGTAATTGTGATGGTATATCATTAGATGGATTGTAGTTAACCGAATTCATATAAGCCAATGCATCTATGAATTGTTTTATTTGGTCAAAACTTCTACCATAAATTTGAAATATCTTCTCAACTTTTTGACCCATAGTATCAAACTCTTTTAACGAGTCTGTCACCAAAAATCTTGAAATTAAATTTGTTTTAAACGAATCTAAATTTTCCGCAATTGCATCCAATTGAGCCAAATAACCATCAAATTGTAATGACCTAATATCTAAGTTCCAAGGGCCGTCTTTAGGCCAAGTAACTTGTTGGTAATCTGTAAAAAATTCCCCATTTTCAGTTTGAGCAGGAATTTGAAACACCGCAGTGTATTCAGGTCTTATTAACCTATTTAATAAGAATTTTTCAACTTCATCAAAATTTTCTGCAAATATCTTATCAGTAATTAAATCATTCGGTCTAATTTGGTATTCTTCGAAAACTGTAGTTGCCGATTCACCAAAAGGAGCACCTGAAACATAAAAACTAATATAACCAGTACCTAATGTATCCGATGGTTGAAATGAATTTATTTTGAATATATTATCGTTTATACTAACACAATAGTCTAAATAAGTGTTATATAAATTTCTATATGGTGAAGTTGTGATTTCCCTTAAATTTAGATTGGTTGCAGCACTTATAGAATAATCAATATCAAAAGGATTATTAATCCTATCAACATTAATTTGAAAATAAGTTTCGTCTTCAATAGGGTCATAACTGACATTAACTGCAGTTGCACCTGTAACAAATACTAAGTTTGAAAATTGAACGTCTAAAGAGGCAGGAAAATAATTAATAATTTTCGTTGCGGATACTTGGAATCTTTTACGTAAAGAACCATACATCGAAAAGTTGAGAACTTGTGAAACATCATAATTAGGATAAACCCTAAACTGAGTTGCAATAATTCTTCTACTTTCATTAACATCTTCAATGTTTAACGATTGTAAACTTAACGGTTCGGAAAATGCTCCAACATTAAAATTTCTATTAACTTTTTCTGTAACCGAAGTTGTAAACTCAAAATTACCTTGCGTTAAACCTCCCCCTTCAACAGTTTGTAAACCTACAATGTTGTCGGAAAAAGTCGCAGCCCCACTACCAGGTCTTGGCGGATAAAAATATTTTGTTGTTGTCGTATTTACTGCCATTAAGTTGTTATATTTGTAAAGTTTTTACTAAAATCAACATTATTACCTCGACCTTGTCTAACTTCATATAACAACGCATTAAATTGGTCTCTAACCTCGTATAAGTTGTATTGTCTATAGATGTTATTTTGTGAATCATAAATTGTGTAAATTCCATCATCAATAGATTTGGTTTGATTACCATAAAGAGCTATTGCAAGAGATGAAATGTCATATTCAACCATCTCAATTTCAACCGTGATGGGATTAAAAAAAGTATTGGTTATAATGATATCTTGGCTTGGTTGTCCAATAAATGGTGTTGCATTTGGTTTGTTTGTTGGAGATGAAGATGGTGATAATGTTAAAAATATTAAATTTGAAGAACCATCAACATATCTATATCTAATCGCCTTTTGTTGTGTATTAACCTCATTCGACACAACAGGTTCACAATAAAAACTTGAAGTAATTACTCTGAAAAAATTAGGTATTTTTGAACCATCCGGATTTAGATATTCCACTCTAAAACCAACTAACCCCTGAGGAACAAATTTGTTTTGATATTGTGCTGGTACATTAGTTAAATCAATCACAAGACCTTTAACATTTGGAAGGGCACTTAAAACCCCACAATCAGTAATTACTGTTCTGATTTGAGCAGGTCTCAAATATAAAGTATAAAATCCTAAAGCATTAAACTGATTTGCAGGTAATGTTAGATTATACAACCCTCCTAAAACTTCAACACCTGCGTTTCCACCGGTTTCAGAATTTTCAAAATAAGGTCGTAAAATTGTTTGAGCATCCAATTTTGTTAAGACAAATGCGTCCGTAACATCTCTACTCGGTGTATAATTCATGATGATTTCAACATCTGTTGGTGAAACATCAGAAGGTCTTATTGTTCCATAGCTTCCAATTGCCATATCTTGTTATTTAATTTATAAATAGTTTAGTTATTTTTTTCCTTTAATTTTCTTTATTAACAACATTAAAAAATCCATATCCGTAATTAATCATGTCACCAAGATTATCTACCTCACCAATTCTTTGAACTCTTTCATAAGCACTATTGTTACCTCTCTCAACAAACACATTTGTTTGTATCTGTGCTTGGTCAACAACTTTTAATAAAACCTCATCTTTAGTTATTGGTGTTGAGGTTAAATTATTCTCTGTTAATCCTGATGATTGTTCAAAATATATTGTAGTACCATCAAAATAATCGTAATAATTAATCTGAGTTATAGTATATGCAGTATAGATTGGTGTAACATCGGTAATCATTCCCCATATTTGACCATTACTAATTACAGGAGTACCAATTCGTTGGTTAATTGTTAAATCCCCATAGGTATCTAATTCGGTTAGTCTTGATTTAGTAATACCCGATATAGTAAATGGTACCGTAACATAATTGTTAGATGTTTGAGCAGATACTTCATTAACTGCATCTCCTGAAAATATATAATCATAAGACACTGATGTCCCAATCCAATTACCTGATGATGGTGCGAAAAATGCCTCTCCTTGAGGATTATAAATTGTCACATCACTAAATGGTGTTGTAATAGTTTTGGAAACTTTTGTAATTCCCCAAGGGTTAATCTGTTCTAAGGTAATCACATATTGTTTATTCTCAACAGGGTATGTATGATTAATTGAATTAGGTGCGTAAGTCGTTATTGTTTGTTTTGGTGAACCATCACCCCAATCAATTCTATAAGCAGATAAATCCAAAAACTTTTGAAATTCATTTGAAGTATTATAAACATTGTAAGTATAACTTGAGGATGTAGTAGATGAAAATATAAAATTTGCCACAACATCTTTTTGTAAAACCGCACCATCAAAAGGACTATAATATCCCGCATCAACCGCACTTTGTCTTATCAAAATAGGAATGGTAAGTCCTGTTAAAATTGAACTTCCGTTTACCCCTGAACTCACAACTTGAGTCATAGCAGAATAAACCCCAACAGGAGTTCCCTCATAATCCACAACTGACAAGTCACCTAATATCGTTTCCGGTGATATCTTAATATTATAAAAATCTTCCATTATACAGGTGGGTTAATATATTCATACCATTTTATGGGAATATTAGTTCCCATTCTCTGACCATAAGTGTTTAATACTTGATAAGTTTGACTCGGATAATCTAACTTAACCGTATAATAGAAATATTGAGTGTTATCAAAATTATATCGTAATCCATCTGAAAGGTCAGATTGAGGACCATTCGTGTCATCTAATGGGTCTGACCCCTTACCTGTCATCATTTTTGTAAATTGTCCTGTTTTTGCGTTATAAAACTTAGCCGCCATATAAAACGTATCCAAATTTAAAAAAGTTCTTTTCTTTAACCAATAAAGAAAAAATCCCTCTTTATCCCCAACATAATCTAAAATAAATTTAGGTTTTTTAACCGATACTAAAGTTCTTTGCATTAGAGTATCCATTTTTAATCCTTGTTGTGTCGGAATGATAACTGTTAAGTAATTTGTTTGTCTTTTCTCATCCGGAGTATCATAAAAATCTAATTTAAAAAATGAATTTGCAAAATTATTATTATAATAATATAAATCTTGTGAGGTAAATCCTTCATTCATATAATCAATACTCCAACTTGTTATATTCGACAAAGGACCTCCTGAATAAAAATAAAATTCGTAGTTCACCTCAGTATTATCCGTGGTTCCGGTTGCCGGAGCATGTGCGAATCTGGTCACTTCAAAATCTCGACCAACCCCAATAACCTCAGTTATCATTTGAGTTTCATACTCATCAATTGCCAAGTCTAACCCCAAATAATCCCAAGTCAATTTTATTGGAATATTAATTTCTTTATTAGTACCATCAGGTACTATCGTTACTTTATTCACAGTCATCTATAAATGGTTTTATTGGTATATCAACCCCGTTTAAACTCTCATTATAATTACTACCTTCCGGTATTAATCTAAACACAACTTCAGCAAAAGGATAATGTGAAGTATTTAAAAATGGGTAATCAACACCTCTGTCTAAATTATCAAAAAACCCATAAGTGTATAAATCCCTCCATCTAAATTGTTGGTCAGACTCAGAATAGTATGAATATTCAGGTAATTGCTCAATAAAATCAACATTTCCAGTTTCAATATAATCTGAAAATACTTTTAAAGTCATTTTATTATGTGGTTCATAATAAAAACCTTTAGAATTTGTGTCCACAAAATCAGAAGTTTGAAAAACAGTTTGATTATAATTTATCTTTTGATAATATGGTGAGATAACTCTTTCAAGTTGTTCGTAGTCATTCCATTCACAAAAATCCCCATATAAAACATCATCTTTAACTAAATTTTGATTATAATAGAATGTTTTGGTCGCACCACTTGTTAAAGTATATGATGATACTGGTATTTGACAACTCGATTCATTATTAAATAAATCCCAATATTGATTAACCTCTTTTGTTAAATTAAACTCCCACCCTTGTTTTAGACCAAAACCACCTGAAGGTTCATTAAAGTATCCTGCATATCCTTTATTAATAATTGTTAGATATATCTCACTTAACGGTCTCATTTGATTATCTTTATATCCTGCAAAATCTAAATCATAAGCAGATGTCATATTATAAGAGTTACTACTAGTTTTTTGAGATATTCTTGAAACCTGATTTGGTGTTATTGAACTATATTCAAATTGTTTTTTTTCATTAAAGACATTTTTTTCAAACCCATTTTTTGTTACTATTAAATCTTCAAGATTAGTAATTACTTTATGTTTTCGAACATAATACTTTGATTTAGTCTCCAACAAATTATCCGGATTAATTACTCGTTTAAATAATCCAGTAACATTATCCGCAAATGTATTTCCCGTATAACCAATATTGAAAACATTAAATACATAAGGGTCACTATCAAATAACCCATTACCTAATGAGTAAACTTGAAAAATATTAGAATTTCTATAAGTTAATGATAATTCAACATATTCGTCAACAGATAATCCGTGAGGTGCAATACATTTAAACGATATTAAACCGTTTCCATTTATCTCAATATTTTCAATGGTAAATGGAATACCCTCTTGAGCCTCCCAATCAATATCTCTAGTTGTATTAGAATAATAATATAGTTTTTTTGTGTAATCATTTTCAAATGGATATGTTAAATAATACATCCAATTATATGTGTAAGCACTTTTTGACTTATAATTAAAATGTTGGTTATTAACATCCGGTCTAAAAAAATCAAATTCATAATATTGTGGATAACCCTTCCAAATTCCAGTAACCATTGAATTTTCTGCGTTAACATAATATAAGTTATACTGAAACGGTAAATAAGTAGTAGTACCAACATAAGTGTTATCATATATGTAATTAACTTTAAATGTTGGTCTAAACACAGTACATGTCTGTCTTTCATCATCATAAACTTGAGCCAAACTAATTGTAACACTTCTATCGTATTCAGTAATTTGTTGACTTTGTTGGTTTAAAGATATAGTTACTCTTTCATCAACTGATGGTGCTCCTTTATATTTTAATCCGCTAGGTATTATTGTGAAATTATTCATCTATCGAATATTTTGTTTTAAATTTATCCAATGCTGTTTCACCATTAATCAATCCAAAATAAAAATGAAATGGAGCCCCCACAATAAATCTGCTCGATGATGCCCCTGTGGTAGAATAATTACCATTCGCATCTACACTAAAAATATATCCTCTCGCATATAAATCACTGACACTACTAGTTGTAGGTCTGAAATAATTTGGATTAGACAAACTTGTTCTGTCTAAAGATTGATATGGTTTACCTTGAACTATATCCGCATAGTCTGTCGCCCAATTATTATCTTCTGTCCCAAAAATAGTTGTTCCTGACGCACTCCATTGATAAAATGGAACAACTTGAGATTTAATACCATATGGATAAGGATAATAATTGGCGTTATTATTAACTCTAAAATTTATTCGTCCCGGTGTTAAGTAATCTTTCACTTGTAGGTCTTCAGTTGTCGATGAAAACCAAACCGCAACTACCGGATATTGAGGTGTACCTAATACCTCAACCGGGCCAACTTGTCCCTGAACTAATTGATAATATTCAGGTGAAAATTTTATCACACCAAGTTCAGAGTTAATTGATAATAACTGAGCTAAATCTCCATCTATTTTAAGATTTCCTCTAGAAAATAATTGATTAATACCACTGTCACCGCCACCTAGCATACGTTGTAAAAAACTTTCATTTGTAATTCTCGATATAACAAATAAATTAACTAAATCTGATGGGTCACTGTATGTTGTTGGTTCCATTTGTCTCATAACATAAGATGAAGTATCACCTTCCCCTAAAATAATTTCATCGTAAAAACTATCTTTCATACCTAAATTAATAATTGTTGTTGGAGATTGAAGATTTAATTTATTCAAAGAACCCACTTGAGTTGCTGCATTACCAATAAATTTATTTAAAAATTCATTGTATGGACTACTTCTATAATAAAAATTATTTGTGTCCTTTTCAAAATAAATTGTATCTCTACAAAAACTGGGTGGTAATGGTCTGTTTTGCGAATCAAATATTGTATCAATTTGAATTGGGTACATATATAATCCTCCATTAACCCAGTTATTAACAAAAGATTGAGATAAAACCCCTTGACACAACCCATAAAAAAATCTCCATCGAAATGCCCATTCATTAAAATTATCGATGTCTTTTCCAATATCAGTTAAGGGCTCCCTTAAAAATTGATAACAACCATCAATAACAGCATCACTATTTACACAATTTTGATTAACTTGAAAATCAGTACCAATACCTTCATAACACTCAATAGATACAACTTCACTACATTTAGTAAAAGTGTTAAATACATTAGTTGATGCATATTGTCCTTCAATATTCTCAGTAGTTATATCAGCACCTAATGAATAGTTTGTTGCTTGAATATCAATACCTGCATCATCTATAACATAAACCGCAAACCCTAAATTTTGTTGTAATAAAGAAGGATTATAATCCCAACTAGACCCATCCAAAACATCTGAAGATGGTAATCTATCTGTTCTCATAACATTGTTGGTATTAGAAGTAATACTCATTGGGTTTTGAAGTAAACTAGGGTATAAAACTTTGGTGTAATAAGTTATTGTTGTATCAGTAGGTGAAATACCACCCTGAGTATAATAATACGCACCACCTGATAAATCTTCAGATGTTTTATATCTACCCGGTTCATTTGCAACACTAGTCCAAGTATCATTAGAACTTAATGAAGACACAATATTAACACCATTCACATTTGAAACTGAAGTAGAAGGAGGTGCGTTAGACGCATCATAACTTCCATAATATCCAACAATACTAGTCGTGAATGATGAGAATGTTAAACCAGGAGTATTTGAACCGCTTATACCCCCTCTAAAGAAATGAGATGGATAAAATATATCACTTTGTGAATTAAATTTTTGAACTGAAATAGAATTATCCGGTAATTTTTGTATTGGAATATTTAATCTTGTATTTGCAGTCATAATTAATGAGTCTTCATTTGGTAACCCAAATAATTTACCCAAACCATAGGTGTTAGTATAAATTGGCGAATATGGGTCAACACCTCTTTGTAGTATTAAAATATGTCTTTGAGAAAAATCCTCGAATAAATCAGATGTTTTATATGAAGGTGTAGAATCTTGTTCCCAATAAGAATACCCCGGTTGTAATACGATAGCTGGGTTATTATTAAACAATACTGGTGGTACTTCGATTAACTTACTATATAATATGACAGTACCGGATTCCATTATATTTGGTAATAATCCATCAGTAGTTGTGTCCCACATAGTAGACGCTTCTTGGACAGTCATACCCGTTATTACTTGAAAATACTCAACATCTGAAGGATATTTATAATTTTGTTGAGTAGAACCGGTATTTAATTGATAATTTACCGATAAATTATTTAATTGATTATTTGGGTCACAATAATTTACAGTGTAAGTTGACGCTCCACTATTTAATGATGTACCACTAATACCTCTATTATACGAACCAGTATTACCCGTATACGTTGCATTAACATCTTTCGTTGTTAATGGGTCTACAAAGGTTAAAAGGGTTCCGGATTGTATTGGAGTATCATAAATAATAACTAAAGTATTATCGTAGTGACTATTAACGCTATTGTCAAATGACACTCTAATACGATTAACACCGGCGAAATATTTTTGTCTAAGATTAAAATTGTTAATTCTCTCACCAAAAGGATAATAATTTGAATAAGCAAAAAAATCATTTGTAACACTTCCACTAGTAATAATTGTTACAGGTGATTCCATTACTTTATATACTTGATTGTCATTGTTAACATCACTATTACCACCCATGGCAATTGAAAAAGAAGTTTGCACCGTTGCTGGGTCTGTAGTAATATTTAATTGATTTATTGGTGTTACAAAATTATTATAATAATTAAAGTTGTTTGAAAATTGAGTCATTAAAGTACCTAATGGTGCACTTGATGTCTCTGCGTCAACAGATGATGTACCACATTCACAACTTATACAATCAGGATATGTAATTACGGGTAATTGAAATCCTCTAATAGGTTGTCCTTTAAATAAATTAAAAATAATAATAAATGCAGTAAGTAAAAGAGCCAATTTACCAGCAATAATACCGTATTCTGTTGCCTGTGCAGTTAAATTCTTTGCTTCTAAAAATGCAGTAGTTGACAACTTAGCAAAGAAAGAACCTAATCCCGAAGTATAAATACCTGCATACGCCGCTGCTGAAGCCGCTGCCAAGATACCACCATCTTTTGTCGCCTTGCCAGCTTCAATAAGTCTTTTAATAGCCATATATCCATAATATCCTATCAATATTCCCATGAACACAATAAACCAATCTTTAAACTTAACTAATGTATTCCAAACAAATGCAAGAACATGAATAACAATTAATAACGGAATCGAAATAATTTGAAGTACTTGCATCAAAATCGAAAATATAAAGAAAAACAAATTAAAATTTTTAAAACCATCATTTACTGGAAATTTATTGATTGTTGATTCACAAGAAGAATCGTCCACTTCTTTTATTCCAATAAAATTTGCCCTTCCACCTTTTTTATACTCATCAATTAAATTTGAAACCGTATAAACTCGGTTATATTTAAATTCATAAAATGTATCTTGACAATCAATTATTTCATCTAATTTTTGAATTCTTTCTGTTGAGGTAAACCCTGTCGTACCACCCGGAGCATAACCATTCCAATCTAAACCAAAATAATAAGAACTTTTTAATTTGTTTTGTACCGTAATATTTCCCGAATAATTTGGGTCATTATCGGAAGTTGACCAACCATATTCTCTAACATTTGGAATTAAAAAATTAGCTCTTCTATTTTGTTGACTAAGACTCGGTGATTGCTGCCACTTAACTTTAAATCGATACTTACCTTTTGTCGGTATACCTATTGTAGGGTCATTAGATATAACCTTTTCACCAAACTCATTAGTTGTGAAATAATCTAAATTCATTGGTAATTCAACTAACCAAGCTCCACTACCATCTATAACATTCCCTGATTGTTCTAATAAGTACTGCTCTAATATAGGATTACCTCCACTATCTTGTTGTATTGTTTGTCGTATAGCCAATATTTGACCAGGACCCGCAATCATTGAACAAAGGTTACCCATGTTGTCTCTTGGTCTACAATTACTTCTCAATCTCATTCTATCAGTAGTAGAGAAAATAGACCCCATGAAAACCGATGTTGGTTGTATATCAATATTAGCCTCATCCCTTAAATCAAAGTCAACACGATTTACAGCAATTTGACATATTTCAGGGTCACCCCATAATGGTGAAACCGATAATGTTTTGGTTAATGAAATAATTTGAGGTAAAGATGTCAAATCGTTTGAACTTCTGAAAGTATTACCAGCAACTTGACTTTCAGTTGCAAGTCCCATTCTAATTAAATCTTGAGGCGTTAAAGAAAATTCACCAATGTCAGATAAGTCAACATCCATAACTAAAGTCTGAGACCCTAATGGAACACCCATTATCATATAATCACCACTTTCATTAGTCTTAGTGGTATAACGATAATATTTGTCGTAAATTTGTACTGCAACACTATCCGTTAAGACATCATCTCTTGTTGGTAATGTTCCTGTTGCGGCATGAACAGAATAAGATTTTTCGTAAGGTAATAAATTGTAACGATAACCATCCTCATTCTTATCTGTTGGTGATTTGTAAGGATATATACTTGAAATTATTGGGTTAGATTCATCTACATCAGTAATTGGTATAAAAATCGAAACTCGAGCATTTGGAATACCAAATCCGTTATTAGCAGTAACCCTACCAACAATTACTCCATAGTCCGCACAACTTCTTGTGTACACATCAGCTTGTTGTATTTTTAGTGATAATATTTCTAAAAACTCAAAGTCTTGGTCCAACTCAACGTTAATAGTTTTGTTGATACCTAATTCGGTTTTAATTCTATAAGACTGACCCATGCAATTCTTTTAATTAATAAATAGTTTATGTGTTATTTTTAAAATTCACACACCTTACTTTTAATTATAAGATAGTTGGGTAATAAATAAACCTGTTATGAAAAGGTAACTGATTGGAAATTTTTAACCGACACCCTAATGTCCTTATTAGGATATCTAATTTGATAAACTTGAGATGGTTGAGCGAAAATTGTATCATCAACCGGTGCGATTTCTTTTGTTTCCAAATTACTATATTCCATAGATGTTTCGGAAGAAGAATATTGTCCTCCAACATTATTATAAACATTTAAACCAGCAACAGTTAAAACTCCATTTTGATTTTGAACAATACTTCTTATTTCAGATAAATAAACATTTTGACCTAATTCCCTTGTTTGTGGATTAAGATAAGTCGAAATTCTATCAACTACATCAGAAATAACTTGTCCTGAATTTTGAGCGGAATCTAACACAATCTGAACATCAATACTTAAGTCAATAACATCAGCCGTTAATATTGAAATATAATCGTTCATCATTCTATAATTGGATAGGTAATTTGCAACATTTTGTCTTAAAGTATCAGACACAATACTTGTTAATTTACCTGAAGTATCATACGATAATAACTGAATTAATATCTTATTATTATTCTCGGTTATGGATACTTTTGCAGGTGCACCAAACTCTGATGGCATATTTCTAATAATTGATTCGTAATCTTGTACCGTTACTGCTCTTTTTTGAGCTGAGAAATTAAATGAAACATAATTTCTAATCTCCTCTAATGAAGGAGTCCCCGCACCACCAATCGCGGCAGTAACGTTATTACATCTTAGTGAATTAACAACAGATGAGTTAGTTGACTCAGATGGTCCGTTTACAAAGAAATTAACAGTACCAACTTGATTAATCACATTTGTACCTAAGTTTGTCGCCAAACCACCACCAACTCGATACTGAACGAATAATGTGGAATTAGGTATTAACGCAGAACCCAATGAAAAGTTGTTTGAATATCTTTGTAAGTCAATTGTCGCACCAACTGTTGTAAATTGGTCTAACGCATCTTGAGCTGTGTTTGTTCCACCACCAAAAGTCATCTTTTTAAACCCTTCGGAGGTATATTCACTTATAAATCTATTTTGTGTTTGAATATATCTACCAACTTTAATACCTGGTTGGTCCGATACTTTAGTTGGGTCTTCAATAAAAACTCTATCTTCAGCTAATGAATCAACTTCATACCATTTATTTTCAACACCTAAAAATTCTGCGGTCGAAGGAATATTAGTATATTCAGTTCCACTCTTAAGTAATACACTTGTAATACCTAACACATTTTTTTCAGGTAAAAATAATTCAAAGAATGGTTTTACATCATTAGGTGTAATTACTCTTTTAAACACTTTAGTAATACCATTAACAACCAATTCTCGTTTAGTAATGGTATAATTAATTAAAACGTTATTAGCATTAAAATTTGGTATTTTTAATCTATTTGGAAACCCTTGAGCATTATATGGTGATGTAAAATCAATATCATATATGTTTTCAAAAACAATTCCCGCTCCAACAACTTGAGACCCTCTTGTTAATGTTCCTAAGTATCTTTCATCCTCTTTATCTCCAAAGGCCGGAACCGTAATTGAAAAATCTACTAAAGATACCGATGGTCTTTGACCCGGTAATTTCAATCCATATGTTCTTGCAATATTATAAATTGAAGACCTCTGTTGAGCGTATTGTAGTACCGTCTCCTGTATACTTCTATCAATATGATAATGTAAATTATCTGCAACCGCTGCGTTCAAATCTAAAAACACCGAGAATACCGAAGCGTCATTGAAATCCTGTATTAATTCAGGGTAATAAGTTCTTACATAGTTTAATAATTCAGTTCTTATTCCTTGAAAATCTCTTGTAGTATATGATATATTACGATTTGCCATATGATATTAAATATTAATGATAACGAAATCACTCGGTCCAAAAGTTGAATTGTTTGTCGAGTAATCTATTTTTATTTTTGCGGTATATTCTGAAGTCCCTTTACCCGGAAACCGATAAACAGATGACTCACTTGTTCCTATTGTCGCCATTCCTGTTGCTAAATCAACTTCTTCTTGAGGGTCAGCAGGACTTATTGTAATTTGGTTTAATAATAAATTTGGCATAAAAGTACCTACAGCATCTCGAATATCAGATTCAATAGCATCAAATGTTAACCCATCAAATGGTTCAAACAAAAACTCATAAAGTCTTGTTCCAAATGTCGGTAAATAATATCTTGAACCTTTTCGAGTCAAAAGTAAGTGAATTAAATCCGCCTTAATTTCTTGAGCTTCAAATTCAGTTAACTGTAAATAGTCACCCTTTAATGAATCCCTGAAAGGGAAATTAAGTCCATATGTTGTTCCGTCTGCCATATCTATAATTATAGTCTTATGATTATTTCTTATAAATACCTAAAAATAAAAAATCCCGACATTGCCGGGATTAATATAATTATTGGTATTTTATTATGAACCACATCCAAAACATTCAAATTCTGAATCTGTTGGTTTTGTTGTAGGTTCAACAAGATTCACTTTTGGTTTCTCTTGTTTAACTGTTGATTGATTAACTTTTGAAATATCCACCGCTAAGTGTTTTGCTCCGGTTGATATCGCTTTAGTCCTAACATAATAACAAAGAGTTTTCAGTCCTTTACCCCATGAATGAAAGTGAGATGATGAAATTTTTGATAATGTTGGTTCTGACATATAGATATTCATTGATTGTGATTGGTCAATAAATGGTGCTCTGTCTGCCGCCATATCAATAAGTTCTCTTTGAGATATCTCCCAAATTGTTTTGTATTTTGGAATTAAATGCTCAATTCTTTTAACTTTTTTATTGTAATTTTTATCTTCTTGGTCAAGATAATTATTAAAGTTGATATTTTGAACCGAACCTTCATTCATAATGATTTCATTTTTTAAATCTTCAGACCAAATACCAATTTTTTCAAAATCATTAATCAAGTATTTGTTAACAATTAAAATTTCCCCACCAACTACACGACGATTAAATAAAGCCGAGTGAGCCGGTTCAGTCATTTCAAATGAACCTGTAATTTTAGCTGAAGACGCAACTGGCATCTGAGCCGTGAATAACGAGTTACAAACCCCGTGGTTAGACACTTCTAATTTAAGTGAATCCCAATCCCACATTCTACTTAACCCTTCGTAATCTAATCCCCACATATCAAATTGGAATTCTCCTTTTGACATTGGCGAACCTTTAAAGAATTCGTATGGTCTGTATTCACCTGATTTACATAATTCCATACTTTCCGTAATTGCCGCAAAGTAGATAGTTTCAAAGATTTGTTTATTAAGTTTTTTTGCCTCTTCAGTTGTGAAGATATAGTCCATTAAAAAGAATACGTCAGCAAGTCCTTGTGTTCCAATCGCAATTGCTCTTTGTTCCAACCCACCTTTTCTACCTTGTTCAGTTGAGTAACTATTAATATCAACAACTTTGTTAAGTGCTCTAACAACTTTTCTAACTTCACTATAAAGTAATTTAAAATCAAACTCACCTTTAATGATAAAGTTTTTTAATACCATTGATGATAATGTACAGATTGCTGTGGTGTTCTCATCAGTATATTGGTAAATCTCATTACATAGGTTAGATTGTTTAATCACCCCAATGTTTTGATGATTTGTTTTTCTGTTAGCACTATCCTTAGAACATAAATAAGGAACCCCTGTTTCAACTTGAGATTCAATAATTTTGTTCCAAATTGTTTGAGCTTTAACTTTTTTACCTAAACCAAGTTCAACGGCTTTATTATAATTTGATTCATACTCATCACCATAAGTTTCTTGTAATGGTTTAATCCCCGCCTTTTTAATATCATTAGGACAGAACAAATACCAATCATCGTTGTTCTTAACCGCATTCATAAAGTTGTCCGGTAACCAAATTGAGGTAAATAAATCTTTTGCTCTTAATTCTTCAGCACCTGTGTTCTTTTTAATTTCAAGTAAATCAATGATGTCTTTATGCCAAGGTTCAATGTAGATAGCTGCACTACCCGGTCTTCTTCCTTGTTGATTAAAGAACCTTAATCCTTCATTAACAATTTTTAAGTATTTTAGTAAACCACCAGCAAATCCACCTGATGAATTAATACGACTCTCTTTACTACGAATGTTTGACATACATAATCCAATACCCGCAGCGTCAGATGAATAAGTTGAAATATCATTGAATGTTTGTAATAAACCTTCTCTTGAATCCCCGTTATTGTATTTCAACACACAAGACGCTAATTGAGGTGTCTTAGTTCCCGCATTAATCATAATTGGTGTTGCAGGAGAAATAAGTTGATTTGACAATGATTGGTAATACTCAACCGCTTGTTCAAATGATTTAGTAACCCATAGAGCAACTCTCATATACATATGTTGAGGTCTTTCAATCACTTTACCCTCAGGATTTTTTAACAAATACATTTCTTGTAACGATTTCCACGCGAAATAATCAAAATTGTAATCATTCTCGTGATTTATTACAGAATCAATATTTTCAGGACCATAAAGTTCAATAGTTTCCATTAACTTATCATTAATGATACCATCAACGTGTAAGGTGTGCATTGTGTTACAAAAACTTTCGTCAGTTTCTTTATGATATGCTGAAATAGCAACAGATGACGCTAGTCTTGAATAGTCGTGATGACTACCTGTATAAGACGCAGCAATTTCGTATACTAATTTATCTAACTCTTTAGTTGTAATAAACCCTTCAGTTGGTACTGAAGTAATTACTTTAATAAAAATCTCGTCTGAATTAACATTTAACCCTTTGGCAGCTCGTTTAACTCTATTGTAAATTTTTTGAGGGTTAAATGAAACTTCATCTCCCCCTCTTTTTTTAATCTTTAATGACATCATATGTTTTTAATTAGAACTCATCCGTGAATGTTAACGACTCACCTAATTTAGCTTTTTGGTACTCCATAGTTCTTGATTCAAAAAAGTTACCTTTTGTTTCAACAGCAATTTGTTCCATAAATTTAAATGGTTGGTCAACATTAAAATGTTTTTTACAACCAAATTTAACCAATAACCCATCAGTTACAAATTCCAAATATTGTTTCATCAAATTTGAATTCATACCGATTAAAGATACAGGTAAAGACTCTGTAATGAACTCTTTTTCAATCTCTAATGCAGATAATAATATTTCTTTAATTCTTTTCTCACTTGGTTTGTTTTCAACATGATTATTAATCAAATGAATAGCAAAATCACAATGTAAGTTCTCATCTTTAAAGATTAATGAGTTAGCATTACATAATCCTTGCATAATTCCTCTTGATTTCATCCAAAAGATTGAACAGAATGAACCTGAGAAGAATATACCTTCAACTGCTGCGAATGCAACTAATCTTTCTTGGAAGGAAGCGTTTTCAATCCAATCAAGAGCCCATTTCGCTTTCTTTTGAACAGCCGGTAATCGGTCAATGGCGTGGAAACATTCGTCTTTTTCTTTATCATCAGACACATAGGTATCAATTAATAATGAATACATTAACGAATGGATGTTCTCCATCATAATTTGGAATCCGTAAAAGAACTTCGCTTCAGCGTACTGAACCTCTTTTAAGAAATTCTCGGCTAAGTTCTCATTTACAATACCATCAGACGCAGCAAAAAACGCCAATATATTTTTAAGGAAGTATCTCTCATTATCAGATAGGTTTTCCCAATCTCTAATATCGTTAGATAAATCCACTTCTTCCGCGGTCCAAAACGCCGCTTGATGTTGTTTATAAAATTCCCATATATCATTATGTTCGATAGGGAATATGACAAATCTGTCATTATTTGGTTCTAAAATTTTTTCCTTCATGTTTTAAATTAAATTTGTTGTTGACTCTGTTCTCTTTGTTTTCTTTTTTCTAATAGTTCTTTAACCCTATCTCTTTTTCTATCTTCTTGTTGTTCCTCGAATCCTAAGAATGTTACTGAACTTTCAGTATCAATCTCAAGTAATTCATTATTGAATTTACAATTCTCAAAAACAACCCCATCCTGGCCTAAACGACTTTTAGTAATCGCAATAGTTGCAAGACCCATTTCTTTTTGTTGTAATGTTTTAGCCACGGAAATAATTACGTGACCAACTTGTGCCTTTTTAATTGACCCACCCATCTGGTCTGTAG